CAATACCAGTTGTGAATGAGTTAGCTGCTTCGTTAGAGATAGCATTGTTAGATGTATCTGTACCGGAGTTACCAGCAAAACCGTAGTTGTTGAAGCCACCATTTGCAGAGGATTGACCAGAGAAAATTGTGTTTGCTTCGTTGTAGAATGCCTCAGAACCAGTTTGGTTAGCGTAACGAGCACGCATTGCAAAAATCAAGCCTGTAGGACCAGTCATTGGTTGAACGCCAGCAACATCATAAGCGATGAGGTTAGGCAATGAACGGCGAACCAAAGAAATCAAGATTGGGTCGAAGTTCTGAACACCACCAGTAACGTTTGTAGGACCTGTATCGCTGGTCTCCATCAAAGCCTGACGGTCTTTAGCCATTGCTTGGTGTTGGTTTTCCAAAACAAGAGCTGTAACAGCTTTCTTGTATGGGTCTTTAATGGCTTCTAATTCTGGATGCTCCAGAACAGGTTGCCATTTCTTTTGTAGTTCTTCTGTCAAATACATTTTTATTCCTTTTTTTTATGTATTGGGGTTAATTACTTAACCAAAGTTTGTGAAATGGTTTTTGCATATACTTCCATTGAAGGATCAGCGAAAACTTGTTTTTTCTCATCTTCAACTAACACTTCTTCAAAAGCAGATGCGTCTGCAACCTTAACATCCGCTTTGAAATATGATTCTTTCAAAGTGTCAAGTTTAGTTACAAATTCTTGTTCAGTAGTAAAATCCACACCTTCTGCAAGTGCTTTTAATTTCTCTACTTGAGTCTGCGTCAGGCCTTCACACGCTGTGTAGATAGCCTCAATTTTTTTCTGTTCGTTCAAATCTTTTGTAAGTTCAATACCTTTGTTGATTTGCTCATTCAAAGCAGCTTCTAATTCTTCTACTTTAGCAGCTAATTCTTCAGCAATATCAATTTTCTCAGATGGAACGTCGATGTAGTGTTCAACAAACAAATCACGGAGACCAGCCATGAAATCTTCAGCAATTTCAGCACGGAGACCAGACTCAACAGCAATTTGATTATCTTTAATCCATTCTTCTACCATGTAGTTGAGGTAATCGTCAACCTTAGCAGCCATATCTTCTTTAATTTGTTCTACGGCAACTTCAAATTGTTCCATCAACTCTTGCTCAGATTCGGCAATAACTTCTTCTGCACGAGCAATAACGGCAGCTTCAAAAATGGTAGATGCTTTGGTGACAAATTCTTCAGAAAGATTTTCGCCAGACAAAAGAGCATCAATATCTTCTTTCATCTTTTCTTTCATTTTGTCTTGCATCATTTTTTTCTTCATCATTTTTTCTTCTTCCTCTTCGGAAATTACTGTGTCATCGGCTTCTGTTTCTTCGCCATAAGACTGGAATGTAGCGCCTGGATTCTTTTGCATCATTTGTGGTGCTAATTTACCAGCAATACGGTCACGAATTGCTTCGTATGGTGTTGCATCAGATTTAACTGGATTAGCAATATCGGAACGACCCATAGAATCTTGTGGACCAGTTGCCTTAGTAGCGCCTACACCATCTTTTTCTGAACCAACAGGAGGAGTAGCACCTGGAGGAGTTGCTGATGGAACACCTTTAGTGTAATTAGGCAGTTCGTCTGTCAAAGCACGTTCTGGTGATTGGCCAATTTCGCCAGCATCATTAGTACCGTAAGCGGTCTTAGATGCTAAACGGTCTGCACCAACCTCACCGTGTGGATGTTTATCTGAGCCACGCTGACCTTTTTTGGAAGCGATATTGGCATCAAAAGTTGACTTGGAATCCTCGCCTAGCAAGATTGACTTAGCGGCATCGGACAGGTTAAAATTTCCCATTTTGAAAATCTCCTTGATTTATATTGGATATTTATAATTAAAGTTTTTTGACTAGGTTTTCCCAAATGCGTAGACTTACAGATTCAATATCTTTTCTGGAGGCTTGTTTAATTTGAGCCTTAGCATATGAGATATCTTGTTCTGTCCAAACACCATTTATTAATACCCATTCTTTTCCTTCCATAATGCCTTGAACAAACGCTCCAGGCGCAGAAGGATCTGCTACAATATCTGCCGCTGTGGCTAGATAAAAATCGTTCTGAACAACATTAACACCGTTAACATTTTTCAATGAACCCATACCTCTAGAAGAAACACCTAATTGGGCGCCACCTTCAATCAATTGACGAGCGATTTGACCCATAGGTGTGTCTAGAATTTTTGCTTTACCAATCCATTGTGTACCATCTTCTCTGAGTCCTACGATAAGATGAGATACTCGGTCTAGATTGATGGTTGGTGTTTCAGGATGACCTAATTCACCAAAAGCACGGTTTTTATTAATGTATTCTTCTGTATAACGATGAACTTCTTTCTTCATCGTATTGTATTCGTATAGACGACCGTTCTTGTTTTTCTTTTCAGAAACAAGGAAAGGACCTTCAATAAAGAGTTCTTTTTTGCCGTCTGCGCCTTCGGTAATATAATTTACCGTTTCTTGAATTTCTTTGATGAGTTTCATATTCCTAATGCGCCTCTTTTTCTTAAAGATGTTTTTCTTTTTCTAATTGTTTGCTTAATTTTAGCCAACCTTTTAAATTTACTTCTTTTAGCACTTAACTGTCTATCTCTACGTTCACGATAAGACATACGAACTAATTTTCCACTACGAATTGTCCAACCTGGCTGGTTAGAAAAAGTTTTGTTTCTTTGTATCTTACCTTTTCTTACACGAACTCTAACAATTCTTTTTCTGCCAATTTTTTGAACTACGCCTTCATTTAGCAGAAACTCTTTGAAGGTTAACATTATTACTGCTTAACGCCAGTAATAGCATACGAACCATAGTTAAATGCAGCAGGATCATTAAACTGACCACGTTGATAATGTGCGTTGTCTTTTCTTAACGATACAATTAAAGTATATGCTGTATTTGCAGTTACGCCGTAAGTATTAATTCCTAAATTTCCATTTGGATTGATAGCGTTATTTGGAATAGCAGGATTTTGTTGGCTACCAAATTCACCGTTACCGTTCAAATAGAAGATAGTTGCATTGTTTGATGTGGTGTTACCTGCCCAAAATAATTCAACGGAACCAGGAGGAGTTGAAGTTCCCATACTTACGTAGTATTGTGCTCCAGTTACTTGTAAATTATAATAAGGTAACGCAGTATTGCTAACACTTAAAGAACTTCTTAATGGCACACTATTTGCATCCAAAGCACCATACAAAGTATTTGCTTGAATACGAGCATTGTTTGCTTCATTTCCTGAAGTACCATCAAACTGACCTGTTAATTTAATAATAGCGTCTGTTGTTGTATCTCTCAATACTTGATATGTAAATTTGTTTGCCATCTTTTATCCTGTGTTTATAGTTACATATTTATGTAAGTTATTCTTGGCCAGAATCTTCCGAAGCTTGTTGTTCTTCTTGTTCTTCTTGTGTTTCTTCATCATCCAACATATTTTGAGCCATGTTTTGTTTGGCCAACTCAAAATGAGCTGATACTTTTGCATGAATATTGTCATACAAAGCGTTACGAAATTCTACACCATTATCATCCATGGCGTAATCAATAATATTGCGAGTTGAGTAATCCGGCATCATTTTCTCCTAAAGTATTCAAATATTTATAATAAATCTATTCATCTGCTTCATCTTCTTCATCACCAGCTGGACCTTCAGGTTGTTTTGGTACATTAGACATCATCATCTGTTGTGCCACTTCATTACCTACACCAACTGGTAAACCAAGACCCATTTCTTTTTCTTCATCAATTTCAGATTGCATTTCTTTGATTTGGTCATCGGTCAAGCGTAAAACTTGACGCTGAATCCAAGCTTGAGAAAAATAACGACCTGTATAAGGATCAACCTGACTTAACAATCCAAGGCGTTCCTTCATTAATTCCGCATCTTTTAATTCAGTAAAGTTATTATCTTTAATAAAGTCATAATAGATATGTTCTTTGAATTCGTTCCATTCTTCATTGGTACAAATACCTTTAAGAACGCACTGAACTCTTAATGCTTGGTCAAACAAGTCAGCAAATTTGTTACGCAAACGGTCAACAAATTTAGCAAACTTTAATTCATCACGGGTAATCTCATTGGTGCGACCAAGAGTAAAACCTGCTGATTCTGGATTTAAACGAGAAACAGGAACATTCAATGCTTTGTATAGTTTCTTTTCAAAATACTTAACATCTTCTAACTCTCCAAGGTTTTGACCACCAGGTAATGTAGAAATCTCGGTACCTTTTCCACCTTCACGGCGTGGCAACCAAAAATCTTCCATCATAGACAAGAATTTACGGTCATCACGAACTTCACCTGTGTTAGCATCATATACAAGTTTGTTCTTGTATTTTACCATAATATCACGGAGGTATTGTTCTGCCTTTAATTTAGGTAAATTACCCACATCAATGTAAAAAATACGGCGCTCAGGGGCACGGCTAATACGATAGATGACAGTAGCATCTTCAATCATCCTTAACTGGTTGAGTGGTTTTATAGCCTTATGAAGATAAGACAATACGACAGCTCTACGAGAATCCATAAGACCAGACACAACGGAAATAATAGAATCTGTGGTAATACGAACACCAACTGGTCCAAAATTAGATGAAGAACCAGTAGTAACCTTATCATTGAAAATATAATATTCGTTAACAACGTTCATTACCTCCACACCAGTGCGTTCATCTTTTTTCTTTTTCATTTCACGCACTTTACGAAGTTTGCGTGGATCAATATAACGAAGTTCTTTAATGCCTTGAGTAGGATTTTCACGGTCAATAATGATGTGGTAATACATCTTACCATCAACATAGTATCTACGGAAAATATCTTGTGCCATGTTGTTGTAATTCAGCATACGAAGAATCGTAGAGAATTCGTCTTTAATGGCTTTTTTGATTTTTTCTGGTTGCTTTAAATCATCCAGAACAATTTGAATAATTTTGCCATCGTCATCTTGGCAAATAGCTTCACCAACGATATCGTCAATCGCTGATTCAATTTCTGGCTGCATAGCCATTTCACGGTAACGAGAGATAAGTTCTACTTCATTTTTGGCAGTACCGTCTAAGTCAACATATGTTCCATAATATGCTGCTGAGGTAATCGTTAAAGCGCCATCGTCATTTGATGGAGGCGAAAAAGATTGTTGCACAGCTTGGTCATCATTGGCCTGCTTCCGTGCAATTGTAAAACCAAAAAGAGAGAATTTATTAGCTGCCATATTGTGTTATATCCAATTCAAAAAAACATAATGAGAGGACCAAAGTCCTCTCTAATAAAATAATTAAGCGTCTGTTGATGCAGTATTTGTCCAGTATTGGTATGCAAATGTTACTGAGTATTCTTCAATAGTATCATTTGAACTCCAATCTAAATCAATTGGCGCTACATCTAACGGGAACATACCAACAAACTTATATGTGTTAATTGCTGAGCCAGTTTTACCATATTGAGTAACTGTTGCATCAACTGTATAACTTGTTGGACTTGTTGCCGAAGCACTGCGAACATTGCCTGCGTGACTATTAAGAGCACTCATCCAAGATTCCATAGAATTGCGAATCAAGAAATCTTCATCGTTAATAATCTGTAATGTCCAGTCAGCAAAGGTACGATTACCGGCAAATTTCATTTCACGACCAAAGTAGTAAACTGGAACTTGACCAACGGTTGAACCTGGTAACTGTGATGCTTTTGCCATAAATTGCAATTTTTGACCTGCAGCGGTTGCATTATTAGCAAACTGTGGTAATGTTAGAGTCACTTGAAATAGATTGGGACGAGCACCGTCACCAATCATATTTGCTCTAAATTCTGCTACATTGAATGTCATTGTTTTCTCCTATATCCTTGTTTATTTATTAGAACTGGCCAACGACTTCAGTAAAGTCAACACCTGTTCTTACAGCAACAAAGTTCAACTGGATAAAGTTAATTGAACGAGCAGGTTTGACATAGATATCACCAACAAACTGATTAGAATCAACAACTTGTGGAGTGTTGTTTGTAGAATCACAAACTACTTTAAAGTCATAGATACCACGGCGACCTTGAACATCACGAAGGAATGGAGTTACAAGAGCAACAAACTGTGCTTGTGTGAATGAATCGTTAAATTCAAACAATGAATACTTAGCAGCTTGAGCAATTGTTTTCTCTAATACAATAAACAATCTACGAACGTTGATACGGTCAAATGCTGATGGTTTAGCTTGTAGTGTCTTATCACCATAAAGGATTGTTCCGTTAGATGGGAATGTTACAACTGGATTGATACCAATAGAATACAACGAATCACGTTGAGTCTGATTTGGATTCCATGCCAATTTAACAACATTCTTCAGATTACCACGGTTGTAACCAGCAGGTGAGAACCATGGATCACGAACTGAATCGGTGTATACACAAAGACCAGCAGTATCACCGTTCAATGGTACCCAACGATAGGTGTTGTTATACTTGTCGAACATATACTTCCAACCACAATCAGCAACTGCGTAAGAAGTAGAACGAGCCAATGAAGTGTTCCAACTTTGAATGTTGGTAACTTCACTACCAGACTGGTTAACAACAGCAGAAGATGGAGGTGATACAAACGCTACACAATCTTTACGAGAGTTAGCAATATTATCAATTACATATTGTTGAACTGTTGTGCTATGGCCACCAGTCATTACCAATGAAATATTAACAGCATCGGCATTAGTAAACTGGCCATAAGAAGTAATACGGTCACCGTCAACAGTTGCTGCATCTGAACCAGAACCTAAAGCAAATGTCTGTGCAGTAGAAACTGTGGCATAACTTGTATTGGCAAGTGGTTGGCCCCATGTAGAAGAAGTTGTTGCATAACTCACTGGATCAACTGCGTAGATATACTTAGAATTATTGAAAATATAATTCTTATAGTAGTTTGAGTTGCCCAAAGAATCGGTTGCATTTAAACCTTTAGACAAATACGGAAATACTTCTAATACGGTATTTTTAGCACCAGTAAATAGACCACCAGTATCCATCACAACAATATGAACTTCATCGTTTGCTGCGCCGGCAGCTGCAGCTTGTGTAGAAGTACCAGGAGCGCCATTTACATATCCAGAGATTGTTACGCCACCAATATTCCAAGAAGCGGAATAAGAAGCGGTATCAACCAAAGAAATGGTTAGTGAGTTACCTAAAGCACCTGGATAACGAGCCATGAAAGCACCATAGGCGTTATTATTATTACTTGTTAAGTAAGTAGCTTGAAATACATCTTCATTAGCAACTTGAATGTTGTTGCCTGTTGTGTTTGCGTCAGCATTGTATGAAGCATTGTTGGCTGAACGAACAACTTGAAGATTGTTACCATAAGCTAAGAAAGAAGCTGCGGTAAAAAATGAAACATAAGTGTTAGAATCTGGATTACCAAATATTTTTGCTAAGGTAATTTCGGAATCAACTAAAATTCGTTTATTTACTGGACCCCATTGAAAATTTCCAGCAAAGGCACCGGCAGTAGTTAGTACCGAAGGAACGACTGTTGTTAAGTCGACTTCGGAAACGTTTACGCCTGGAGAGATTTGAAACGCCATTTTTTATCTCCTTGATATTATGATTATTTTGGCAGTTATGATACCATACGGATATTTATGAAAGGCCATATTTAGAGATTAACGGTGTAATTCTCTGATATAACCTGCATAAGTTTCACCGGAATCTGCTTTTTCCCACACATCTCCACCTTCCACCATAAAACTATGCTCTAATCCATCTTCAATAATGGGTGCCGGTAAGGTTTCTTCATCATATTGATTCATTGTTTCCAGTTGAAGTTGCTTACGGACATCATGAGCCACAATTTCTCTAAAGTATTTCTGAGTGGTTGCCCAAGAGAACATGACCAAACCCATCACCATATCGTCATTGGCATCTTCTTCAGCGGCAAAAGAACTCTTATTTGCCACAAAAGTAGTCAATTCTGAAATAGTATCAAAATCATTAATGACTAACTTATTACCTTCAATTAATGTTTTCAGATTAGAACAACCAATTCTCTTAACCTGAGTAGACATTTTAAGACCCATTTGAACACCTCTAGCAAAACCAGCTGAAAGTTGTTGTGGTTTTTTATTACCTGTGAATATTTTCCATAAATTTTCGTATTCAAGGTCTTGGTGTAGAATATCGGCAACCTGTGGAGTATTGTTG